GTCGCGGAACTTGCCGAAGTTACCGAGCGCCAGCGTGCGCTCGACGATGGGGAGTAAGAGATCGCTCATGATACGGGGCCTCCTTACAGGCGGATGACGAGGTGGTCGGCCTCGACGGTGAAGCCGACGTACGTGACGGCGGAGAGGTCGGGAGCTGCGTCGGGCGTGGTGATCTCACCCGTGACGTTGTCGGCGTACGCCTTGCGACCGGCGCTGAGGCCGACGCAGTCGACGGCGTCGCCGAGGACGAAGATGTCGGCGGGACGACCGGCCTTGGAGTGGAACTTGGACGGGTTGGCCACGCCGATGATGCCGGTCTGCTGCGCGCCGAACTCCTGGTGGCCCAGCGCGTTGATTCCGACGCCGTAGATCTTGTCGAAGTGGTCGGAGGGGATGTCCGTCTCGAGGTCGGCGCGGACCACGCCCACCGCCGATTCGGTCTTGTCGATTCGTGCCATTTTCATGACCCTTCTGTACGAGTGTGAGTGGGGTGACCGCTACTTGTTGAGCGCCGGGTAGCGGGCGGCGAAGGACGCCTTGCGTGCAGCTGCGTCGGCCTCGGACTTGCCCCGCCCCTTGCCCGCGGGCTTGTCGCCGGAGCGACGTGCCGGGGGCTTGTCGGCGGTCTTGTCCGCCACGAGGTAGGGCTTGCGCTTGGCCAAGTCGCGCAGGGCTGCCGAGAGGCCCTCGGCTTTGCCGCCTTCGAACGTCACGTCCGACAGGTCGGCCAGCTTCAGGGCGGCCTCGGGGTCCTTCCATGCGATGGTGTTGTCTCGCAGGAAGGCCACCTGCACGTTCAGCTGCTGGACGAGCGGCTCGAGCGTGGCGACCTTCTTGTTCGCGTCGCCGAGCTCGGTCTTGAGCTGCTCGTCCTTGCTGCCGTTCTTCTTGAGCTCGGCGTTCTCGGCCAGCAGGCGGGTGACGCGCTCCTCGGAGGCTGCACGGCGCTTCTTGTGCCGAGCGGTCTCGTCCTTGAGGTCTGCGATCTCCTGCTGGCGCTCGCTGAGCTTCTTGCTCTTCGACTTGTCCTTCGGGTCACCCGAGTCGTCGTCGTCGTTGTCGTCGTCGTCGTTGTCGTCGTCGTCGTCCTCGTCCGAGTCGTCGTCGTCGTCACCGTCTTCGTCGTCGCTGGGGTCGTCCTTCTCCGCGTCCGCGGGGTCTTCCTCAGCGCCCACCAGGACCAGGAGGTCCGTCGGTCGCTTGAGCAGCTCTTCCAGCGTCACGCTGTAAGCGCATGTCTTCATGATGTTCCTCCTGTTGGGGCCTTGGTAGGAAGAACTCTACCCCAATCCACCGATCAGGCGCTTGACAGGCCTCGCAAGGCTAGCCCGGTGGGGCTGGGCGCAGCATCTGGCTCGCTGTCGGGGTCGTCATACTTGCCCGCGAAAAGGTTCTCTAGGAAGTCATCCTCGCTGGGCAACGCAGGCGTGATGAAGCACAGGCAGTGCGGGTGTGGCTTGGCGGGCACCTCTTGCACGTCGTACGGAGACTCTTCTTCGAGCTCGTCGCAGATGTCGTTCTCGGGGTGGCTGTTGGACTTGTTCCAGTCCACGCCTTCGACCATCGGGCTCTCGGCATAGCGCCGTGCACTTGCAGCGTGGAAGGCGTTGTTGATCTCGGTACGAGCAAGCCTACGGGAGGCGTACGTGGCACCGCCCGGAGTGTCCGGGTTGATGAACGGCCGAACCTCAGCGGCGAACTGCTGCCAGCTGACCCCTCGGGTAAGAGCAGAGTCTACGATCTTGTCAACCTGGCCACGCACCAGCGTGCCAGTGCGGTACACCTGATCCGAGAGAGGAATGTAGGAATCGCCCTGGATGCGGCGCATCGCGTTCTGCACGCCTGCGGCTGCGCGCTCGGCCTCGCTGGTGGCCAGCGCACGGCGTTCAGCGGGGTCTAGGACCAGCTTGGTGAGCTGCTCCTCGTAGGTGCTCACGACACGGCTGGCGGCTGCGGCTGCGTCGCGCTGGCCGTTGGCCACGATGTCTTCGAGATCTGTGAATCCGCGGTCGAGGTAGCTCTTGATGCTAGCCCGCTGAGCTTCCAGCTGCAAGCGGGTTAGCTGTGCAGCCGCCCCGCCGCCCGTGCGGCTAGCTGCGAGGATCTCAGCCGTGACTTGCTCGTAGCTAGACCGCAGCACCCGCTCGAGACGAGACAGGTGCGGGCCCTCCATGCGGAGGAAGGTCTGGAGCGGGTAGCGCCGAGAGGGCACGGGCTACGCCTCCGGCTCGTCGTCGTCTTCGAGCTCTGTGTTGCCCCGGGTGGCGTAGGGGTCTCCCGCCTGAGCCCGGGCGGCGAGCGCCTCTACCGCAGCCTGAGCCTCGAGCGCGTCGATCTCGTACCCGAACTTCGAGTTGAGTTCGTTGTGTACGAACGAGAGGCTCACTGCACCTGCGGCCAGCAGCGCCATGAGCTCGGTGAACCGCGCGTCTCTGTCGAAAGGCATGCGGTCGTCGCTCGAAGTCACGCTGGAGAACTCCACCATGCTCATGTCGATGCTCTCGTACGCCAGGAACCAGTCCCGCAGGTCGTGCAGCAGCTGCGAGAGCACGGCATTGATCGCCATGTCCTTCTCGTCGGCTGCGTCGAACACGGGGCTGAGCTTGAGAGCCAGGCTGATGCCCGCTTCCACGTTGCTTGCCGTGCCCATGGCCACGTCAGACAGCCCGTTGACACCGTACGCCTCCGCTTGGAGGAACTTGATGTGCGTCTGCGACGGCTCCACCGACTTGATGCCGTCCAGCCGGGAGAAGGTGCTGCCCTTGCCGACCTCGATGACTTCCTGGGGGCCGAGCTGCCAGTTGGTGACCTCGCCCTCCTCATCCACAGGTGCGCCGCCGTCCGTCCAGAACATGCCCAGTCCAGCGATCGCCAGTGCCAGGTCCTCGTCGCTGATCGACTGATTGATGCCAGCCACCAGCGACTCGAGCCCGGCCAGCTCGCTGCGGCCGTAGGGGTTACCGCCCGCCTCGTTGTTCTTGATGTGATACACCGGCAGCGCGAACACCCCGGGCAAGGTGTCCAGCGGGGTCTCGGTGCGCAGCACCTTGCGCTTGGTCGGGTCGGCGTAGTCCTCCATCGAGTAGACGACCTTCTCGTATGCGACCTCTGGAGCCCACGCCTCATCGTACAGCGAGTCGCCCGCCTTGACCCAGCGCTGCACCGTCACGGAGAAGTCACCGTTCTCTTCTACGGACTCTTCCTGGATCTCGCACCCCGTCACGCGATCCAGGTCGGTCGGGTCCAGGTGCCGCGGGAAGTACGTGCGCGGGTCGATCTCTCGCACCGAGATGCGCCGGTTGGGAGCCTTGAGCGGGTCACCGCTGATCATCCAGCACCAGTCGCCCCGCCGCAGGAACCCCTTCTTGCCCGCGTGGAAGATGGAGGTCAAGCGCTCTCGGACGAAGAGGCTGCGCATGGCGCGCACGGCCAAGGCGTACTGTTCGGTGTCTACCTGGACCTCGTTGCCCTCCTCGTCGAACTTGACCTCTGCATCGGCGAAAGTCCAGCCCTTGCCCACGTAGCGACTCATCGTGTTGATGAGCCGCTTGGCCGTAGGCAGGTACACCGGATCGTCGTCTGAACCTCGCAGCATCATCTTCGCCGTGTCGGGCGAGTTGTCGTAGAGGTCGTCGTAGAGGTCGTAACTGGCGAGACGCTGGGCGTCGTACTCGCCTGTCCACGTGAGCAGCGCGCCCGTGGCGTAGGGCATCGCCGTGGCGTAGGGCGTGGTGACGGTCGTGGTAGGCATGGCGGCAATCCTAGCGTATCGGTGTTAGTAGACAGCGGACACGGCGTTGACGCCGGACACCTGAAGGCCGTGCGCGCCCTTGGCCACAGCTGCCTGTGCCTGCGCAGCCGTGCCGACGATGTGGCCGATGACCTTCTTGCCGCCTGCGATCCGCAGCGTCTCGGTCCACACGGCCTGCGTCGCGCTGTGCTCCTGGCCGAGCATGTCCCACTTCTCCGCGGTAGCGCTGAGCAGCGGCTCGGTGGTCGGTGTGCCGTTACTTTTGAGCCCCGTGATCGCCTCGCTGTAGGCGTACCCCCACGCCTTGCAGCCTATCGCGTGGAAGTCGTCGGCGACCTGAGTGCCCGTGTGGTAGAACTTTCCCATGATCCGCCGCTGGTGGTCCGGCAGGCTGGCCAGGTAGGCGTAGAGATTGACGCGCTGCGCCGCGCTCAGGTACTTCGGGTCGAACATCAGCGTGTGCGATGGCAGCCACTGATTCACGAAGTCCTCGATGCGCATGTACGGCTGCGTACTGAACCGGCTGTCGCCTCGGCTGGGCAGGTCCTGCACCAGCGCGCTGATCTCAGCCCACGTGTGCTGAGAGGGCAAGTAGTCGACACCTCCCTGCGCTGCTGAGGGTCCGAGGGAAGACGAGGTGCGATTCACCTCACGGTCGTGCAGTCCGAAGAAGACCCCGTCGCTGGTGCAGCCGATGCTGAATTCCATGATATCCATGTGCGCGATAGACGACTGCACGTAGCCACGGGCGCTGTGTTCCTGGTAGTCCAGGCTGCCGCCGCGGTGCCCCATGAGGAACACCCTCTGCGTGCGCTCCAGGTCCGGTACGAAGGTGCCGCTGTGCAGCATCTCGATCTTGGAGAGCTCGACCTCCTTGGTGCCGTCCCAGCCGACCAGCCCGACCTCAACGGGGTTGCCCCGGCCGTCGCTCATCACGGCCGAGAGGCGGGCGATCTCGTTGGACGTCTCTACGCTGGGCAGCCCGATGAGCACACCCCACGAGTTAGAGTTGTGCCCGTTGAGGTAGGTGGCGGTCATGGCACCCGTGGCACCGGCTGTCGGCATCTCCTTGTACGCGACCAGGATCGACTCGATGTCACCGCTCGACTGCTGCCCGGCGAAGGCGTAGGCGGTGCCGTTGGCGACCGTTGGCACGTACGTGCTCGGGTTGGCCTCAGCGGCGGCCGTGGCCTCGCCGAAGATGCCGAGTACGAGGGTGTTGGGAGCGGTCGTGGTGATGCCGTTGGCGGTGGTGACGGTGTTGGGCGAGTCGACGGGGCTCGTGCCGCGGTAGCGGGGCACCCCGAATACCCACGTGCTGGGGTCTGGCTTGGCACCGGCCACGCCGAACACCAGGAACCGAGCGGTGCTGTCGGTGGCGCGTGTGACGAGTACCGTTGTCTCGTTCGCCTCACGGACTTTGGTGAGGTAGTAGCCCGTGCGCGAGCCGTGCACCTGCGTGGCGCGCAGCGTCCAGCCCGACGCGCTTGGCGCGCTACCGCTGGTCTGTTCGACGACGAGAACCATGACGTCTCCGGCCGAGCCGGTGCCGAGCGAGACCTGGAAGCTGCCAACGCCAGACAGCGCCGAGGAGTAGCCCTGTCGCGTCGGCATCTTGGTGACGACGCTCACTTGCGGTACCCCCAGATGGTGCCTGCGGGGTCGGTGGTCGGGCCGCTCGTCGCTCCGGCCGCGAGCAGGCGCACGTTGCCAGCAGGGCCAGCCGGGCCCGTGTTGCCGAGGTTGCCCGTGTCACCCTTGGGACCGCGCAGCGACTCGAGCGTCACAATGTCGTTCCACTGCGTAGCCGTGATGGCCTTCCACTGGATCGTGGTCGAGGTCACTCGCATCTCGACGCCGGGGCCCGGGACGGTGCTGTCGTTCCCGGCGGCACCGCGCAGCTCGCTGACGGCGATCAGGTCCTGCCAGTCGGCTTCGCCCTCGTAGGTCCACTGGATGTACGAGCCCGTGTTGCGCAGCACCACCTCTCGACCGGGCTCTCCGGTGCCGGTGCCCCCGCCGCTGTCACCGCCCGTTGCGATGACCACGTTGCCACTCTCGTCGGGCAGCACGCCGTTCACGCTGCGCACGGGCTGCTTGATGACGATGATCGGGTCGCTGGTGCCGGTCTCGAAGACGAGGTCGAAATCTACCTCCGGGTCCAGCGTCGTGGGCTGGAAGGTCTTGGTCAGCTCGAGCGACTCGTTGTTGACCTGGTACCGCACTTCGATGGTGTAGGACCAGTTCTTGTACGGGTTGCCGCGCTCGTCGACCCAGCCGTCCTGGTCCACCGCCGGGAGATTGATGCTGGCACTGCCTGCACCGGTTGCCGTCAGCGTCTCGATGAGCGGGAACATGGACTCACCCGTCGCCAGCCACACCAGCCGCTTGGTCCCGGGGAACACGGGCGTGATGGTGGCCACTGCGTTGACGCCGGTGCCCAGCGCGGAGAGGCCCTGGCCGAACGTGATCTTGGCGAGCTGCACGCCCGCGGGGAGCGTCACTTGATCGCTCGCTTGGTCTGAGTCGGCATGATAGCCCCTTTCGTCGGGGCCTATCCTAGCGCCTGCGCTTCATCGTGGCCTTGGACTGCCGCGCCCGCAGCACGGGGCTGAACTTCGCCCCGAAGTGCCCGCGCATGAACCGACCCAACGCCTCAGGGGCGTGGTCGTCCTTTTTGAGGGGTGCCTCAGCCGCGTCGCGCACTTCGCTCTTGGTGTCGGGGTAGCGGTAGTCGTTCATCTCACGAATCAGGTTGCCGCAGCTGGGATCGACGAAGAACTTGGGCTTCTTGTCGGGGTGGCCGTCCTCCAGGTGGTCGGGCCCCGGCACCAGCCACCGGCGGATGAGCTCGAGCCGCTCCGACAGCGTGCCGCCCGTGTCGCCCTGAGACTGCACCTGCCAGCGCTCGGCGAGGGTGGCTGCGGTGCCCGGGTCGGCAGGGTCGGCGTACAGCAGCCGGGCAGCGCGAGCCAGCGGGCCCAGCTTGTGGTCGGCCATGACGTCGGATGCGAACTCTTCCGGGATGCGGTGCCGCTGGTAGTACTCGCCCAGCACGTACACGTTGTCCCAGACGTCGACCTGGATGAAAAGGGCGACCGATGGGTTCGTGTAGCCGGAGTCCTCGGCGATGAACACGGGCAGCGAGGGGTTATAAGACAACTCCTTGACGTTGTCCTCCTCGTTGAACCGCTTGAACACACGGCCAACGAACTCGGTGAACTCAGCCCCGATCTCTTGCTTGAACTTCTCCTCTGACATGTCGCGTGACATGTCGAGGATTTCAGGGTCGGTCTTGCCCAGCGGGAACAAGATGTCGTTAGACCAGCTGGGCATACGCACGCCCCACCAGTTGGCGTTCTCCTCAGCCTCGCTCAGGCCGCGCATGTACGCATCGTAAAACCAGTTCTTGCCCTCGGGCGTGCTGGTCATCAGCGCCCAGCTGGGGCGCGGGTCGCGGGCGTAGTCGGCCAGGGTGGGGCGCAGGTACTTAGTCCACACCACGGGCTTGATCTTGGCTGCCTCGGCCAGGATGATGCCGCTCAGCGACTCACCCACCAGGCTGGTCTCGTGCGCGGCTGACTTAGCCTTGACCAGATAGCGCCCGCCGAGAAGGCTGATGTTCATGTTTCCACCGTTGGCGTCGTAGTACGTGCCCGGCTTGTCCATCGGGATGTCGAGCTTGGTGAGGTCGTTGTACAGCACGCGGAATTCCTTCTCCGCATCAGTGTAGTTGGGCCCGACGATCCAGTACTCCATGCGCTTGCCCTTGGGCGACAGCGTGTTGTAGAGCAGCTTTGCCCTGAACGCCTCGACGGTGAGCTCGTGCCCGCCCAGCGTGGACTTGCCCGTGCGTCGGCCTGCGCACACGGCGCGGAAGCGGTGGAACGCACTGGCCCGGTGCACGGCACGCTGCACGGCGTGCGGGGCGTAGTCGACGCGGCGGTTGATGGCAGCAGTGGAGATCTTCTTCTTGCGGCCGGTGTTGTCGCGCGTGGCGGGCAGGATGGTGGTCATCTCGCAATCATACCCGGACGTAGAGAAGGCCCCAGGAGGAGGACGAGAGAGCCTCAACTCCTGGAGCCTTGGAGAACGTGGCCCCTCTAGACCGACGCTCTACCTGTGAACGCCTGTGCCCGACCCGAATCCGGCTCGCAGCGCCACGTTCTCAGGATAGCACACCCCGCTAAGCGGCCGTGTGCGGCCGTGTGCGGCCACAGCGCCAGCACACCCGCCTGCCATCCCGCAGACGACCGAAACGGCAGCCCAGCGCCCAGCAGAGGGCCAGCTCGAGAGCCCTACGCACGGCGGCCACTCCCCACGAGGCGGCTGTAGTGCCGTAGCAGGGCCGATTCGGCCTGCACGCACGCCATGGCGGCGTCCTGGAGAGTGCTGGTGGGCGGCTGCCAGCGGAACAGCGCCCCGGTGGCGATGCTGACGGTGTAGCCGTGCTCCTGGTACACGTCGACGTTGCGGTATTTGTCGCTCATCGGCCAGCCCTGCATCGCCTGCACGGTCTCGGGCACGGCCTCGCCAGGCTGCACCGGCACCCAGCGGCTCGATCGACGTACGGCGGGCTTCACCTGAACCCGCGCAGATTGCATGTCGGTCGGCATCATCGCCCCTCCTGCGTGAGCTGCTGGTCCTGGGCGGCCAGCGGGCGGCCCAGCGGGCTGTCCACGGGCGGGCAGACGTTCCACGCCCACCAGGCCCGCAGCGCAGCCCTCACGAGCCCACCGCCAGCGTGACGCCGAAGAACGCGAGGGCCAGGCGGAGACCGGCGATGCGACCTTCCAGGTACTGAGAGGCGGCTTCGGCGCTGGCGGCGTAACCCCGAGCGTACAGCAGCTGGTCGTGCTCTTGCACCAGACCGTCGACGATGCGCCGGGCGTCGGCTTGCCCCTCCTCCTGCATCTTCTTGATGGCGAGGGCGACGTTGTGCTGCGTGATGGCGGTGCGCTCGGTCCAGTCGGCACCCTTGCGCACGTCCTTGAACTCCTCGACGAGCTGCTCGTCTGCGGCGCTCACGCTGCGACCTCGCACTTCGAGTGCGCATCGGCCATGCGGTACGCACGGTCGTGGGTCCCCGACTCGCCGCAACCGCGGCAACGCACGTGCAGGCCGTAGCCGTTGGGGTTGACAGCGAACTTTTCGCCGACTACGCCCTGGTAGCGCGTGGCTTCGGCCTCGATCTCGGCGACGGTTGCTTGCTTGAACGACATGTGCGGGGTCCTTCCCAACGAGCGGCGGGGTTGCCGTGTATCCCAAGTATGCACCCTGGGCGGCAACCCCGCAACTCACCTTCTGGAACTAGTGCTGGTCGTCGTAGTCCAGGTCCGCGACGTGGAGGATCTCCCGAGACGTCAGCTGCATCAGGCCCAGCTGCCCCGGCACGCTGCCCGGCCCGGCGATGTAGCCGTGGTCCGACGTGCGCTCCCACTCGCCGTTCGCCTCACCGGTCTCGGCTGAGACGCACTCGTACAGGAGGATCCAGTTCGTGACGATGACCGGGCCGTCCATCGCGGCCACGCCCGCTTGCACGGCTGGCGTGAGGATCTCCAGAGGCGTCTTGTCCTGATCGAGGACGACCTCCACGTCGAACTCGCCGCGGTTGATGCGCGCCCACACCTTATCGAACTCGCGCAGCATCGCGTTGCTCGGTGCCTGAGCGGCCTTGCGCAGCGCCGCCTGAACCTCGACTTTGTTCAGCATGTCGCCCATCAGCGCCTCCTCGCGATCGGGCCGCGCTCTTCCGCGGCGAGGGTGCGGCCGTAGTCGCGCAGGTTGTCGCCGGGGCCCATCTGCGGCAGCCCGGGCCCGTCCAGGATCGTGACGCGGTTCTCGCCGGGTCGGAGCTCTCCGAGGAGCCTGCGCGAGCCGTACCCGGAGTTCGCAGTCTCGCGTGCTCGACGCATCTCCGGCGTCTCGTCCCAGTTGATCGCCGCGTCCGGGAGGATGCCAGCGCCGATCGCCTCAGTGAGGCTGGCCTGTCCCGCCTTCTTCAGACGCCGGGCCACCGTGCGCTGCGCCCGCTCGGCGTCACGGGCCTGACCCGCCTGCCAGCGGGCGTAGCGGGCGGTACCCTCTTGCGGGGTGGGCGGCGGCACGTCGGGCAGCTCGGGGCCCGCTAGCTGCCGCCCGTGGCCGTCCCGCACGACGCCGAGCATCTCCTCGCGCTGGGCGGCACGACGGCGCTGGTGAGCCACCTTGTCCTCCAGATAGTCGATGTAGTCCTGGATCGTGTCCAGGTCTCGGTCGTCCTCGTCGTCGTGGCCCCGCCAGTCGGCGAACACGGCCTCGGCGGCCTTCTTGAGCTTCTTGCCTCGGCTCGTTCCCTTGTGGGACATCAGAGCCTCCTTATCTCTAGTTAGCGATGCAGCCTACCTCACGGCTGCGGGTGTGGTTACAGGCCCGCGTCTAGGACCTCTTCGATCATGCGCTGCCCGGCGTCCATCAGCGCGCCGTGCTCGTGCACGGCACAGCCGCGGTGGCTCATGGTCACGTAGAGATCGACGACGTCTTCGTTCTCATCGATCTCACGGAAGTGAGCCACCGACGTCCAGCCCATCAGCACAGTCTGGTCTGTGGGAAGCTGAACGTCTTTCCACATCTGCACGTGCAGCGCCTCTAGGGCGTCGTGTACGGCCTGGCGTGCGACCTCAGCCTCCGGACTGAGCTTGCGCTGTGTGAAGCCCATCAGTCAGCTCCGCCGTTCTTCAGCATGGACAGCGCCTTGCGCAGCTGCCGACCGAGGCTGACCTGCTCACGGATGCTAGCCCGCAAGTCAGCACGGGCGTCGTCCCGCGCCTGGGCCGCGTGCACCAGCGCCCAGCACAGCACCGCGTTCAGCGCGAGGCTGACGAACAGCATGCCCCACAGCCCGTTCATGCGCGGCCCTTGGGCTTCGGGTCGAACCGCACACCCTTGCGGGCTGCCTTGCGGGCTGCACGGGCGTCGACCACGGACTGAGGCGTCTCGAAGCCCGCGATGCCGTGGCGCTGGCGCTGTGCGGCGATGTCTTCTTCGGTGATCTCGTGGCTGATCGGCCGGGGTACCGCGCGCAACGGCGCACGGCCTGCCGGGTGATTGGCCTGGTTCACCAGCTTCATCGTGGTGTCGACCATCAGCTGAACCGTGTGCTCTGCGTGGGCCGGGCGGTCGTCGCTGAGCCACGTCACGCCGTACATGGCCAGGCCTAGCTCTCGGGTGGCCATGTCCCGGTCGAGCTGGACATTCTCCTGCGGGACACCGCGCTCGGGCTGCACCTCCTGCACGATGTGCGGTGCCGTCTCGGCGATCTTGGCCACCAGCGCGCTGGCCACGTCGGTGAGCATCTCCACGACGCCCATCGCGCCCTGCTCGCTCTCGGTGAACCCGGTCGCCTGCACCTGCACGTGCGCGGGCTGGCCCGGCTCGTCGCTGGTCATCTGCACCAGCACCGTGGGGCGCTCGTCGCTGTCCTGCGCGGCCGAGATGCTGAGCCCGACCTTGATCTGCTGCCCGTTGTCACTCATGGTCTTCTTCCTCTTCTTCGTCGATGTCGACCAGCACGTCGTCGGCCAGGGCGTCCCAGCCCTTGACTTCGATCGCGGCCTGGATGTTGATGTTCTCGGGCGTCTTGCCACCGAACCGCTCGATCACCATCTGCGCCGCCTTGAATGCCACCGCGTCACTGGCACCCGGGATGTGGTTGGGGTCCATCAAGCGGTCCAGCGTCTTCTCAGCTGCGGTGACCTTGGCCGCCATGCTGCTGGTGAACCTGCGACCCTGCTCCTCCCGTAGCGCCAGCAGGAACTCCCGAGGCAGCGACTTGGGCGGCCGACCGGTGAACTCACCGTTCTTGTCCCTCAGCTGCATCCGGTAGATCTCCTCGTCGTCCAAGTCAGCAACGGTCATCTCGCCGTTGATGAACGCCTGGTAGCGACTGGGCGGCGGCGGTGCCAGAGCCTGCCCCGGCTTGCGCTTGCGCCGGATGCGCCCCGTTGCGTCTACCATCAGATGCCTCGACTCGTACGGTGCACGATGTCGCTAAGGCCGATATTTCGTCGACTCTCAGCGCTGCCGTCGTACACGCGACTCGTCCCGGCGGGGACGTGGTAGACCAGCGCCCTCTTGCACAGCCACTCCGGGAAGTTATCGACATCGTGTCGACTCGGCTCCCCACTCGGCCCGTGGTGGCTGTGCCACAGCACGATCTCGTTCACCTCAGCACCCTGGTTCTTCAGCTGCTGGAACACGCCGTGCACCTCGTCACCAGCGATCCTGAACTGCGCCGTGCCAGCCGGTGCAACATTGTTCAGCAGCGTGCCCGTGATCACGTTGCCACCACCAACGTTCACCTCCATCAGCAGGCCCACAACCTCCCTGCGACCCATGCCAGCGCCCTCCTTGAGGGCAGCCACCTGCCCGTCGAAGAACATGACCGCCGCGGGGTCGTCCTCCAACCGGCTCAGCAGCCCATCCATCAGCGTTACCACGTCAGTTCACCTCTCGGTTGTACTTATTGGCGTTCTTGTCGATGCGGTCCTGCTCCGCCTTCAGGTACGCCCTACGCTCAAGCTCCTGGTCGGTCAGCTCGCTCTTCTTGGCAGGCCGCGGCCCGTCAGCCGTGGGCACCATCTGCACGAACTCATCACTACCAGGCGAGTCCAGCCCCAGCACCCCAGCCCGCGTGCCCTTCATGCGGCGCACCCGGGCCTCTTCCGCAGGAGAAAGCGGTTTGCTCTCACCACGCGGCCCCCGCTGGATGCCACCTTCACCACCGCCGTACTCGGTGTGCCGCCGCGCCACCATCAGGCGGCCTCTTCCGCAGAGAGCTCTTCCTCGTCGATCCGCAGGTTGCAGTCCACCGCCACCTGGGGCAGCCCGCGGCGCTTCAGCACGGTGAGCTCCTTGGCGTACAGGTCGGCCAGGCGGTCACGCTGCTCTTCGTGCACCACCGCGAACGCCCTCCGCGCGGCCAACCGGCTCAGCGCAGGGTGCACGTCCACCGCGGGGAACAGCACCTCGCCGTCACTACCCACCGGCCGCCCAGGCCCACGGTGCCGCGTACCGAAAAGCTGCTCGTACTCGCTCGCCTTGGATAACGTCTTGCCCTTGCTCAGCATTACAACTCCTTCAATAACAAACTCGGATATACACAGCCTAACCCACACCACCGATCCACCACGTTATCCGAGATATACACTCTCTAAACCAACCTCTATATATCACTAACTAACTAACTCTATTCTTCTTCCTCGAGTACATCATCATTCCTGAAAGGGCGGCAGTTTTCCCTCTTCCACACCTTCAACATCGCCCTCGCCACCCTCAACACCGCCACCGGCACCAACTGCCAGCCCTGCACGCACCGCAGCAGCTGGCCGCGTTGCTGGGCACACAATAAACGTCGGCTGCACACAATAAACCGCCAAAAGCACACAATCGCACCTCTCAAAGCACACAATCGTACCGAAGAGACTTAGGGCACCCTAACCCAGGGGCCGAATGTGTGGTCCTCCGAGAGGGGTACCCTCTGCCCGGGGCCGGTGGCGTGGCACTTTCTGCGCCGACTCCCGCATAACTACGGGGTTTTCAACCCTCAACACCAGCCCCTCTCTCCGAAGAATTCTTCCGACAGCTGCCCGAGCACACAATCGGCCCCACACGCACGAATGCGTGGCAAAGCACACGTTCATGCCTTGCCACGCATCATGTCGAACGACGACTTACGCAACACTTGTTGCCTATCGAAGGGCATATATACCCCTAGAACTCAGACAACTCCCTGCGCCCACTGCGTCATCAGGAGCTGTCGACGCCCGCCAGGGGTGTACCAGCCGAGCACTTCGGCCGCTTCGAG